CTAATGGTCGGGTTGCTACTCTGTATGAGTTCTTTTCATCGTCCTCATCTTCGTAACCTTTTACCTTTTCCATATCCAAGATTTCATAACCGAAACTTACGTTTGTTCTTATTCCGTCTTGGACATCTTGAAATACACTATTTGCTAAATCAGATTTTCCAAATCTGACAGACGCACGACCTCGCTTGTCTGCAACAGTAACTTTCTCGATAATTCCTATTTGTTTGGTTGCGTCGTGATCTAATAACAACGGCGCGTTACCACTATCTAAAAACTCTAAATCCATTTTATCGTGATCAATTATTTCCATACCAAAGTTTCTCTCGTATGGTGTTTCTGAACTAAACGATAATCCAATTGTTCTAGTGTTTTCGTCTAAATCTTTTTTGCTAATTGTAGCAGTTCTAAAAAACTTCTCAGTTTTTGTAGAACTATAATCTTTATCAGCTATTTTTTTGTCTTTAGTTTCCATAATATCTTTACCTTTTTCTTCTTCTCTTTTAATTTCTTCTACTTTACGTTTAGACCAACTAAACCCTGCGTCGCCACCCCATAACGCCCAAGCTATTCTGCCTGCACTAGGGTAACCGTCCTCGCCTACACTAAAACCCTCAGCTTGTTTATCTACTTCGTGTCGTGAAAAAAAACTATACATACGTTTAACAACATCAGGACTTAAATTTTGTCTGTTCTTAATAGATGTTGCTCTTGCTACTGCAACCTGCGTACCACCTCTGCCGTGTTCTTTACGCCATTCTAAACCTTTAACTGCCTCTGTAACCATACCGTCTGTTGGTTTAAAATTAATATCGCTAACTGCTTTATTATTTGCGTCGTCAATAATTTCTTGTAACGGCTCAGGATTAGACTTACCAAAAGTTATAGTAACTGTTTCGTCTGTTTCTGTAATATTTTGTATGTGTTTTTTTTCCATATTATTTTACCTTTTTAAATAACCAATTGACGTACCACTTCCACGCATTAGTTATTTTCTTCTTCACTCTCTTGCATAGACAATTCATTATTTTGTACTCCCTCTTTTTTCTTTTCGCCGTAAGGCTCAAATACATAATTAATATCGAAGTCCTCAGCTAACTTACGTTCTTGTTGTAACTGCTCAAAGTGTGTTTCAACATCACGTCCATATTTGCCGACAACATCTGACAAAGTAACCACGCCTGCTTTTAATCCTGTAACCTGCGCGTTCATTTCTTTAAGCGGGTCAATCCACTCAAAATTTCTTGGTATAAATACACAACTACTAAACTTGTCATACTTGGCCATTGGTAAAGGCGATAGTTGGTCATCTGCAATTGTTAAATACATTTTTAACCAACGTTCATAGATAGGCTTAGTAAAATGATCTATTACGAACTGTTGTATAGTTTTATAATAATCTCTATCAATTAAAGCACCCTGTCTTATGCTAGAATAATTTACACTTGTTAAATCATTACTAAGATCATTGTAACTTACGTTTAGACCTGCTGATATTTGTCTTAATATCGTTTTTATAAACGGGTCAAACGCAGTTGTTGGGTGGTTAGTTTGAAACTGTTTAAAATCTGTTCCCTGCGGTAACTGTTGTATTGTTCCTGCTTCTACATTCATCATTGGACTAAATCCGTCGCTTGCAGTATTCTCGCCAACATAACCGTCGCCTGAGGGCGATGTTATAAATCCCATAGAACTAGCACCAACTCTACTAGCGATTAGTTCAGCTTCCGCGTATGCGTGAAGCATTTTTAATTCTTTTATACACGATGATATAGGACTAAACCCTCTACTTTGATTAGGTCGTTCAATCATATAAACGTGCATTAAATTTTCTGCACTTACTCTTTTGCTACTTGACGAACCATAATGTAAATAATTTTCGTGTGGGTTCTTATCAAATAAATAATAAGCAACAGGACGTTTAGTTTTGTTGTCAAATTCTACGCCCATTCTAATTTCATTTTTGCCATTATGACCGTTCTTATTTTCGTCAATTAAATCACAATCTAAAAAATTTATAGCAAATTTAAAATCGTTATCTGCGTTAGGAATAAACTGTATTAAAACTTCGCCGTCTGTAAATAATGTTTGCACAAATAAGTTCTGCATATCTAACCAAGATAATCTTTGTGCTATGTCGCAATTCTCTTTTTTAACCCAACGTTTCCAACGGCTCTCTATAATGTTATTAGCCACATAATCTAAATTACCTGTTGGGTCTTTTGCTCTTACTTGTAATTGTATTCCGTGAGAACCAATTACATTTGTTTTCATAAGATTAATGTAACGTCTAACAAATTCATTATTTCTTGCTAGATCTCTACATCTATCTTTTAATTTTCTTAAATCTGTTTTTAATATATCGTCTGCTGATCTACTAGAACCAACAAAGTCATTTAATAATCGTGAGTTCTGCGCGCCGTCAAAACTTCTCTTACCCTCTTTTTTTCTACGAAGAAAAAAATCGTACCATTTTTTCGCCATTATAATTTTTCCTTAGTTACCGTAATATTTTCTGTTTTTTAAGTGATCGTAGTAACCAAGTGATTTGTTGTCGCCAAAAGAAATTTTAATAGTATTACCTGAGCCGTCCTCATTCTCATTACGTTGCTTAGAGATTTCTCTATTGTATTCTGCTTTATAATAATTTCGCCATTCTAATAATTCTGATACGCCCATTTTATTTAATGAACGACCTGCAATAGAATAACTTGAAACGTCTTTTGTTGCTTTACCCTCTAATAGACTTTCTATTAAGTCTAACATTTTTTTAGCGTGCGATCTTGTTTCACTCGTACTACTAGCAAGATTGGGTTTAACCTCAATCATACCACGATCAACGGTAACTCTAGCGTTATCACTTGTTCTAGTTACATAAGAAATAAAATTATATTTACCCTCTGTAATACTAGCCGTCGTGCTTGCGCCAAGTGTTATCTTATAATTGTTTCCGTCGGCGGTCGCGTCAACTGAAAAAGTTGTTGACCCGTTGTTCTCTAATCTAAACTTATACGTCAATGTATGAGCAGAGTTAGAATAATCTGTGTTTAAATTTTCTATTTGCCATATTACCGTATCGCCTGCGTAAAATTCATACGGTATATAATTTTGTATTGTTGTAAGTCTGTTTGCCATTTAATCTCGCCAATTGGTTATAAAGTTATTTTTAATTCTTGTTCTTTGTGGTTGCTTAGTTTGTTTATTTTCTAAACTAGATTTAATCTTGTCTAAATCTGCGTTTAAAGAAACAAAAGATATATAGGCGTATATAAAACAATCCCAAGCTTCGTTACGTTTTCTAACTTGTACCCATTCTCTAGTTGCAACACCTTTTATATATTTTGTTTTAATTCGTTCTGATTGTAGTTGTGCAAAGTATTCAATATCAAGATGACTAGGAAAGTGAACATAACCATTACCTGTCTTGTCAATCTTCATACGTTGCAAAACAATATCTTTGGCACTATCAACACCAACTGCAAACAATGGTGTTTTCATAATGTTGTTTGTACTTGCACGTCTTGGAAATATTGGTCTATTTCCTGTAACACCTTTTATTGCATAGACACGTCTTGCTACTTTGTTTTTACAAAAGCTATAAACTTGATTAGTGTAATAACCACTATCAATACAAGCGGAAGAAATTAAAAATTTCTTGCCGTCTTGTCGTGTGTAAGTTCTTTTTAATTCTTCATCTAACTTTAACCATATAGTCGCGACAGACGGGTCGCCATATAATACGATATGATCTATAACCCATATTTCCTCGTTAAGACCAATTCCTAATATACTTAATTCAATTCTGTTTGCCTGTACGTCAACACCTGCGGTTAATAATACAACACCCTCAGGAAACTCATCGGGTTTATAATTTTCAGTACGTTCGTTTAAACTTAAATCTAAACCTGTACCTTTATCTTCCCAACTCTCGCCTAGTGTTGTGTTTGTAAATACCTTTAACGTTTCAGGCAGTTTCTTTTTTTCTAAAAAATCTCTTACTATGTCCTCTAGTCTTGACCAACTACTATAAAATTCGTTTAAATGAAAACCTGCAACACCTGTAAAATTATCAGTTGGTTGCCATTGTCCCTGTCTTATAGCTTTCCACCTTTTACTGTCGTCCCATTTGTCATTACAAAATCTACAAGCATAATGCGTTTCGTGTAGTTTATCTTTGTCAAACTTAACTTGTTTAAATTCTAAAACTTGTAATTCTTTACACTCAGGACAAGGTACATAAAATTTTCTTTTATCTGACAAGTTATATTCTTGTTCTATTCTACTAAGGCCTTTAATCGTAGGTGTACTAACCATTATAATTTTATTATTCCAAAAGGTCGTAGTTCTTTTAACTGCAAGAGAAACTACATCGCCCTCATTTGCGCTAACTTCAAAACGATCAACCTCATCTAATAATAAAACTCTTATTGGTCGGCTTGCTAGTGAACTTGTACTATTAGAGCCAACTAAACTTATATGTCCGCCTGTAAAGACTTTGTGTAAAACTGTATTACCACTATCACGTTCTCTAGGTGGTTTAACCTTGTCTGTTAGTACAGGACAATCTCGTATCATTGACGATAACCTGTCTTTACTAAAAGCCTGAGCCATACTTAAAGTTGGTTGAACCATAAGAATAGGCGACGGTTCGTAGTGTATAAAATAACCAATTATATTTTCTAATATTGTTGTCTTACCTACTTGCGAACTTGTCATAAAGACAACTCGTCTAACGTTAGGGTCGCTTACCGCCCTCATCATACCGTCTTGATAGTAAGCACGACTAATTAAATACTTACCTGCTTCGCTACTACTTTCAGGACTTAGGTATCTGTACTTTTCTGACCATTGGCTTATTGTTAATGGTTCTATCGGTTGAAACAGGCTTACTGCCTTTAGTACCGTGTTGTGTATTTTCTGATATTGTAAGTTCAATGTCCTCGCCTTTTGCTAACTCGCTTAATGCTTCCGCAATATCATTGGTCAAGATGTTCTTACAAACATCTATCCCACTCTCAACTGCTAGAATAGGTGCTAGTTTATTTGGGATAGCTTCTAGCTTGTTCTTACAAGCTAAGACTAGACTAGCCCATTGTTTATCAACTAAATCACGATCTAATAAGTTACCTTTTTCTTTTTCAAGGTTAAGTTCCATTAGTTCTGCTTCCGCAATAACTTTATTCTTCCTAGCTTCTTCTAAGCTAATTAGCTTGTCGGTCTTACTATACAATTGTTTAATAACATCTTGTATCAAGTAGTATTTAATCTTACCACTTTGTTTAACAATTGGACACTTAACTAATACCTGACCTAGCTTACGCCTGTCTATATTTAGTTCAGTAACCAATTGCGAAGCCGTCATCGGTATTGGAACGTAACTCATTTGTGATCTATAATTATCATTTTCTGTCGCTACAAAACGTCTTGGGTCGGGAAAATACC